GAGAAACTGCTTGAGGTTAGTTTGATGTATCCTCTTCTCGAGCAGGGGGTAGGCATCATGTTCTTGTATGAACTGATACATAGAATCCCAATCAGTCGTCCAGTACCGTGTATCCACTTTACGAATAATTGTCCCTGCTGGTGTTTTAATGCTATCGGCATTGTTGTCACGACATACTTCAAGCATCTTTTCTGCGAGCAAGTCCTGTTGAGCTTTTAACTCTTCGTCTTGTTGCTCGTACAACTCTTTAATCTCAGCTCGCTTGTCACGGATTTTTATATAAACCTCTGCAAGCTTGTCTGTTTGTACATCTTCCATTTTTAGCTCCTTCTAACTACGAACCACTAGTATACCAATGACTTTGACAATGTCAAGCTATATCTTCAATTTCTTGTCTATATAAGTCAATTATTTTTGTGTGGCTATCTATATTATTTTGTAACATTCTGTATAACCTAGCTTCTACTTCACTTCCTTTAATATGCACAATGGTCATGGGGTTCTTTTGCCCCGGGCGGTTAATACGTGCATTGGCTTGCAAGTATGTTTCTACGCTAGTCACAGGAGCATACCAAATGATTACGTTAGCAGCAGTTAGTGTTAACCCGTGTGATGCCGCTTGAGGTTGAATGATAAGCACACGAACATTTTCTGTTGTTTGAAAGTCGTTAATTATGTCGTGCCTTCTGTTTACAGGCACTTGCCCGTTGATAACTGCACAAGATATATTAGCTCCGGTAAGATGTTTGTTTAGCAGTTCTATAGTATGTGTAAACGGAACAAACACCAGGACCTTATGTGAAGCCTCGTTGATAACTTCTTCAATAACACGTAGGCGATTAGATACATCAAACTGTATGACTTCTCTAGTATCGGTATATACCGCACCGCCAGAGATCTGCAGTAGCTTATTAATATTGGTAGCTGCATTTACTGAGCTAACCTGCTCTCCATCTGCATGCATTAGCATTTGTTGCTTAAGTATTTTGTAATACTTTATTTGCTGAGGGGTAAGCGGAGCATCTCGTTCTACAAAAGTTACATCAGGCAAGTCTAGACATTGATCCTTCTCAAACCGAATAGCAGGTTGTAACACTTTATGTACAACAGACTGGGCTTGAGGCTTTGGTATCCAACGATATGTGCCTACTTTAAACATTACTTGGTCACGGAACTGCCCATAGAACTTAGGAGTGTTATTAGGATTAATAAGTTTAGCTAGGCCAAATGCGTCTACAGGAGATTGTGCTGCTGGAGTACCAGTAAGCATCCACATGCCCTTAACTTGGGCAGCTATATCTCTGAGGGTTTTCCAACGGGTTGTCTGTGCATTTTTATAGGCACTTGCTTCGTCTACAACAATTAGATCAAACCCACCTTTTAAAACTTCTTCTTTGACGATGTCTACTCCATCAAAGTTAATGATGACAAACTCAGCGTTGTTAGCAAGTATTTTCTTGCGTTGCACTGGGCTACCATAAGCTATATCGCATGTGCGGTGAATTGCAAATTTAAATAAATCCTGTTGCCATGCTGACTTCATAATAGATAAAGGGCAAATCACAAGCACACGACGGATGACACCTAGGTTCAATAGATAATCAGCTGCCCATATCACGCTAGCCGTTTTGCCTGTACCCTGCTCGTTAAAGCAGAAAGCCTTGCGGTTAAGCGTTAAGAACTCAGAAGTCTGCTTTTGATGCGCAAAAGGCTTATGTTTACCAGGCCAGTTGTAATCCGTTAGGATGCTATTTCTTGCTTGCATTCCGTTTGACGGAGTGGTCTGGGTTCCTACTGAATGATCTGTTTTTGCTAGCGGATTTAACCTTGAGATTACCCCTAGCACTTGTTCCCCCCTTGCTGAGAGGTTTTGCATGATCGACGTCTTTTCCATCACCTTTGTGTACCTTTCCTTCTTTCATTAGCTCCGCACGGGCTGTGTTACGTTTAGCCCTATTTTTTATTTGTTCGGGTTTACCCTGATACTGTTCGTATTCTTTTTTGTATGGTCTAGGTTTGTTCACGTAGGGCATTTTCTTCCTCCTCTGGGTGGCTATTCATTTTGCCGTAATAAGGCATTAACATCAAGCCAGCTCGTTGCAAGGCTTCTATAAGCCCCTGACGTTCCCAACTACCTTCTACTAAAATACCTATATCGTATATATCCTCTACCACCTGCCATTTACGATTTGAATAGTCCCCTGTTTGCACTGCTAAAGTCATAGGGTATCCACCATTGTCTGTCCTAATGTGTATAAGGCTTTGAGCTTCTGTTTTGTGCCCATCTTTTCCAACGTGAACAGTCAATTGAATTGGCAGCCAAGAATTAAATTCATATTTAAAGTCAGGTTTTTCTAATGCTAACGGCATTTTTTCGTCGTTCATTTCCTTCTCTCCCGATAGTTGTGGCACGTTTTAACAGGGCACCAACCGCATAACGGGCCTGCTACTGCGTTCCATACCCCTGTTTTTAGAGCTGTTTCTAGTCGTTCTAAATCAAACCGCACATGCTCAAAGTAAGCCATTTTGTGCATCGAACTGTGTTCTTTGTTTACAAACTCATTACTAACTACAAATATCAAAGCAGACTTAAGCGTTTTAAGTTCTGGGAAGTGAGCAAATACCGCACCTGCTAGTAAATCCAACTGTTTTAAGTCAGCGTACTTTGCGTTCTTACTGCTCTTGTAATCCACTAGGTAGCCTTCGTCGCCATTAACAATCAGCAAGTCAGCGATACCCCGATACCACGCATCTTTATCGTAGAACCCACAAGGATTAAGTCTGCCACCTTTATTAGATACGCCTAGTTCAATCTCAGTATGCTTCTCACCTGGTATGTTCTTAAGCGCATCTACCGTATCTTGAATAAACGCAAACTGAGGAGGTATGGGTGTGCCATCTTTAATATAGTCCTCAGCAGCTTTGTGTAGCTCTTTGCCATATATTGTGGCTTCACTACCTTCGTCTTTAACATCCTTAGCTACCTTAATATGGTAATACTTCTTCGGACATTGTTGGAATGTTTTAAGACTGCTATATGACCAAGCTGGCATACTATCTTCCAAATCTTGGCATGCAAGTTACATCAACAGGAACATCAGACAAGTGACCGTTAATCTTGCGTCTAGATAGTATGACTGATGGTCTAAGCCCACTAGATTCGCATTCTTGAACCGCCATAATTACTTGACTGCGACTCATTTGTGTAACTTCTTTTTCTACTAATAATGTAGTATCAGGTAGTTTAGAGTTGTCTACGTAAGGCGATGAGCATGCCCCTAGCAAACCGCATGTTAACAAAATTAATTTTTTCATTCTTTTCTCCTCTTCGATGCATATTTAGTTTCAGAAATTCTTGCTATGCAGTGGGCACACTTCCATCGTCGGATTGGTCGATGCCTACTACCAACAACAAGCATTTGACCACCAATATTAGACTGATAACTAGTACAGCTTGAGCAATATTTTTTTTCATTCTCAAGCACTTTTTCTGATGTATCTTTTTCTAGGTTTAATTGCTGCAAGTCCAAGCTCTTCTCCTTTATCTCTAGCTTCCATTAGGGCATCTGCCATACGATAAGATGCTTCAGCCATATCTTGTGGCGCACCTATATTTTTTGTAATTAACCCACACATGGCTAAACCTGCAAATATATCTCGTAACATTCCTTTATCTTCTTCAGTCATTTGTACCCACCTCTCTTAGTTTGTTTCGTAGCCGTTGGCACTCAACTTGTAACGTATTTAACTGTTCAGTAACTATATGTAGCTGATGCCGTAGCATTTGCTCGGTATCTTCTTTGTCTTGTATTGATACCAGCCCAGCAAAGGGTATAAGCTCTACACTTGCACCGCTATCCACAATGTGTGGGGGCGATGCGTGTTTTCTATCTTCAGTCGTAAATGTAGTCATGTCTTAATCTCTTCAAAGTTATAAAACCATTCATCCTTAGCACTCCACTTAGCGTGGTTTTCAACGCTATATACCTCGGTAGGTATTTTAAAGTCAGGAGTCTTTAGAACTGCTGGTACAAGCGATACGTCATACCAAAGGCATCTGTTATTGGGCTGGCAAGCAAATTGCCCGTTGTCTAGCTTAATAAAGTTATACGACTTATGTTCCTCGACCCCCTCACTAAAGCTAGTATCAAGACGGTTGGATTCGGGCGATGCAAAGTCAATGGTAAACAAGTAATTACCAAAGTGAAACTGCTTGTCCTTGCCAAAGAACTTAACCTTGAGTCCTCTTAAATTAGACTTCTCAATCACCGCCATGTCATACGATAGGCAATCCCATATCTGCAGGTGGTCTAATGGCAACGGCTCAGCTATTTCTTTCCACACATACGCATGAATCGGCAGTTTGTCGTACAACGCCCCGTAGTTAGTTAGCATCGACTCGATACGAAACGCTTGACCCTTGATTGCCTTGGCAGTCATCCACACACAAGGCTCTAGTTCTCCATGCCCCTTCTCGTGGTTATAAAGAAACTCTCTACGCACAAAACATTTAACGGGTGGGATGTTAGCAACTAGGAATGTCATTTCTTTTTCACCGAGTCAATAAACTTACGATACACACCTGCCGCATCTGTTTTGCCCATGACCTTTGCCCGTTGCTCCATAGCAATAGCCGCTTGTATCTTGTGTGCATGAGAACGCCCACTTGATTTAATCTTAGACACACTAGCCCTAGCATCCTGTGCCGTAGCAAACTTTAGCCCTGTAATCGTACCTTTAGGGTCTTCGTCTGTGTACAAGTCGCTATGCTTGTCTGACTTAGCAGGTTGCCCCGCCTTTCTTGGTATACGTTTATTCATTTCTCTTGTGCCTTTCTTGCCTGTTTAATTTCTTCTAACATCTTTTCCATTAGGTCTGCGCAATAACCCATAAAAGGAAATTTGGTTGTTCCATTAGCAACACTACGTGCCAGCCCAATAGTATTTTCAACTGTTCGTATGCTTACCTTTCTCATTTCTCTTGTGCCTTGTTCACTATCTGATGTAGATACATTCGTATTGCTATTGACATATTTATTCCATGCTTTTTAAAAATTGCGTTAGCAGTTTCTTTTGTTTTTGTATCTACCCTTACTCTAATCATATGATCTTTGTTCATTTCTGAATCCTTTCCCACAACTCAGACAACGGCATACCTTTGATCTCTCTCCACCCAATGTGTATACAGGCATACATAATAAACAGGAAAAACGCAAAGACTACGGCAAAGATCAGCACCGCACAGGTAGCGACAAACAGGGCAAACATATTAAGTATTGTGACGATCAAAATAATGCCTCCCCTAACATTGATAAATCAATCTTACGTACGGGTTTGCGTACGCATTTAAATGTCCAACCCTTACGATGCTGCACAATTTGTCTTGCTTCTTCTTGCCTATGTACAGTACGCATAGTCTCGCCGTTCTCGTCTTTAATGATGTACACGCTCTTCCTCCTCGTACTTACCTACGGCATAGTCTTTGACGATCTTGCCGTTTTCTTCATCGCCCACTAGCATTGGGTCTATCCATACTTTTTTACCTGACTTCTTCATAGTCCGCCAATGACCTCTTCTCCAATGCAGTCGGGGTGATGCGTGTGTACCCTGTGGCAAAGAAGCTAAGTCTGGTGTTTTGCCATCAACTTTAATTAATCTAAACTCAAGCAATGGCTTTTTACCTTTGCGTACCCGCTTCGCATTCGTTATTGCTTCTTCTTTAGTAGGCTTAGACATATAAACATCGCCGCCTGAAAAAGTCATCATGTAAAGAACCCTAGCGGTTACATACAAAATCATACGAGCAATACTGTGTGTAAACTTTGTACCCTGCTCATCGGGAGTCCATGCTTTTCTTTGTTCTTCAGTAAGGTGTATATCTACAGGCATTTGATTCCTGCCGTCTACTGCTATAACTTTGGGCACTATGTTAAATATAATGGACTCAGGCTTGCCTCTTTT